GGGAATGTCATCATGGAAGATGCAGTATCTTGAACACCTCCAGCAGCTACTGATTTTAATTCTTCAGCAACTGCTTTTAAACCCCATTTATCAGCATTCCTTGGATCTGCTTGTTCACTTAAGGCTTGTGTTTCTTCTGCTTGCTCTTGTTGTTGAATAACTTGTTGAGCTTCTTCTTCTTGTTTTATGGTATCTAGATACCCAGACATACTCTCAATTTGTTTATTGAGTGCCTCGTTATCTACCAAGGACGGATCTATTGGCATTGTTTCACGTGTTATATATCTCTTCCACGTAAGCCGTAGCTACACCTGGAAGCATTGCATTTAGTCGCATATAGGGTGATTGTTCTCCGACTACTTGGGTGTGTTCTTCTTCTAATTCTGGGTCTATATTTACTAATGAGATTTCAGTACCATTTAACTGGTTGTTACGTTCTGCATTTAATCTTAATCTTTCTAATAATTCTTCAACAGAATCTATTCCAATTAATTCTAATAGTGGATCTATATTTTCTGTATCATCTGAGATGACTCTATTAGTTCTAGCAGAAGATGGTTTATTTAAAAGAAGATCTTGGTTTTCTGGTTTTAATTCACGTTCTGGGATAGAGTCTATTTTAAGTTCAGTTGTCTTAGTAGATTCTAATCTAGTCTTCATAAATTCATATGGTGATAAATTTACACCAGGGAATTGTCTATAGTATTGAGGAATAGTACCTTGACCAGTAGTAATATATTTTAATGCAGACTGTAATTCTTTCTCTTCTCCAGGCCACGGCTCTGAACTATATAGAACAGTCTTATCTTTTCCAAAAGCAATAGCAGCTGTACGTATATTCTCAGCTCTTGTTAGATCACGAGTTGCTAGATCTCTAGTGTCAAATGCTCCTTCTTTAATAGCTTTTACAGTTGCATCTCTAGCCAGTTCGTAAGCTTTAAGAGTAGTCTCTCCTAACTCTTTTTCTTGTCTAAATCTATTATTAAAATAATCCTGAGCTTGACTTTCCATAACCTCATATTGAGGATTAGTTTTAGTTCTTTCTAAAGTTTTGTCCCATAATTTAGAAGACACCCAAGCTGCTATTACATCGTTTTTACGTTGTGTAAGTGTAGCATCTAGACCACCAGAAGATACTCTAGTAATCCATTTAAAATACATTTCAGGATCAGTCATACCTTTTAAATCTTCTATAAAAATCTCTTCACTATTCATCCATCGTTTGTTCAGTAATCTATCTAGTTCCTTATCATCGATATCTTGCTGAGTAATGTAGTTAGATAAATATTCAGAGTCTTTACCAATTTCAGATCTAAACTCTTGTTGCTTCTCAAACAATTCATCTTCAGTAATAGGTTCCTTACGACTCTCAAAATCATTCTTATACTCAGCTTCTTTTTGACGTATAGCTATTTGCTCGTCATCCTTATCTTTTTTAATTTTATCTGTTCGAGCTTTTCTAATAGCATTTTTAATAGGACTAGCAAACTTAGGTAAATACTCTTCAATTGTTCTAAGTTTACCACCATCATTAGGAGTGAGTTGATGTTCACTTAAAGCAGCATCAATTTCTCCTAACTGTATCATAGTAAAACGTTCATTCTCTATGTCGTCTAGAATCATACCTAGTAATTCACCTTTAGCTATAACATAACCTGATGAAAGATCACCTGATACTTCAGCATGGTATGAATTATAAGTTTGTAAATAGTCCTCTATAGCTTTACCTGGATTCTTAAATAAATTAGTTCTAAATTCTGAATGACGTTTTTCTTTTTCTATTACTTTTTGAGCAGCATTCTGAGCTTGTTGTTCAGTTTTTAACCTTTGCTTATGCTTCTCGTGCATGGGTTCTATAAGATACTTTCTAAGTAGTCTCTTACTAATCCCAGAATCTTCAAACAGGGTGATATATGCTGAATCTAAATCAGCAGATATAAGGCTACGATCTACAGCAGTATTTTTGGGATCATCAAAACTTCTCCATTCTCCTTCTGGGAGTTGTGATTGATAACTGTTCCGTGCTCTTTCAAACCATTGTTCAGCATATTGCTCACCTATTGTTAAAGCTTCCTTTTGAGTTATTACTCCATCCTTAACTGATTTAAGAATTTTAGCAAGATCAGGATCAGTTTCTTCAATAGCACCTGATTCAGTATAAGCTTCTTTATATACTTCATTAAGTTCTGTTTCTAATTGATCAGTCTCCTGCTCAAACAGCACAGACTTTTTAGATCTAGTTCCAAGTTTACTCTCATCATAATAACTTTTTACATCAGCATCAGCTTCTGCTTTCTTCATGGCATAGTTAGCAAACTCCATACCTTGCTTAGTGAATTTAGCTAACTGCTGCCATTGCTGAGATCTACCTTTGGATTGGTCAATTGATATCTTAATAAGTCTATCAAAATGAGCATTCATCTGTTTGGTAGTTTCGTCAATCTGTTTATTGACGGGTTCAGTCATATCGACTTCTGTTTGAAGATAGTTAGTCTTGCTTGTAGGAAAGCCAAGAGAACTACTTTGAAATGAATTAGTCATTAAATTCTACCACCAAACATGTTAACACTATAATCATCTTTAACACCTACAGGCATACCAGTAGCAAAACTCATAGCAGTACTAGCAAAGTCAACTATAGGCTGTGCTTGTTCCCAGAGGCTTTGTCTTCTATACATAACAGGTGCTCCATATTCAGGTGGTAATCCTAATGCTTGTCTGTTCTTAGCTATCTTATTCTGGTATTGTCTAACAGCACCTGTTTGAGCATGTGCCATTTCTCTACCAAATGTACTATTAATTTTACTTTCTATCTGTGATTGTTTAGCTAGTAATGCTAAGTAAGTATTTCTACCAGCTGTTCTAGATCTACCACCTTCGTCAACAAATTGTTTCTGTCCATATTCAGCGACAGCTTGTTGAGACAACTGTCTGCCTTGAGCTTGTATAGCTAGTGCTCTGGTATATAGATCAGATTGAGTTCTACTTAAACCAGTAGCAGCTCTTTGATCACCTCGTACCCAGCTAGTTTCTTTATTAAAAAATTTTAAAGCATTTGATCTGTAAGCAAAATCTTTCTTTTCCTTTTCGATTTTAGCTTGATGCTTATAAGGGTTGTGTGTACACACGGCAAAACTCTATAAATGTTAGTTGATTAGGTCCATGTTTGAATTCTCTTAAGAATTTAAAACCTAAGAATTTGAGTAGTTTTAGGTGAACAGTATTACGTTTATCTACGATATTCCATAACAGCGGTTCAGTTCTACTCTTAATGAAACGCTTTGCTTCTCTTGCGAAGGTAATAGGATAGTCATGAATTGCGGGTGTGCATATCATCCATACCTCTCCGTTAGGTCCGACTCCAGCCATGCCAGCAGTCTTGCCGTTAGGCACCTCGAACCACACGCTGTAGCCCCTGTGAACAGCCAAAGTTAGCTCTTCCATAGGATCTAGCCCGTGACCTTCTTCGATCTCTCTACGGTCTTCTGGACGTAAATTAGAGGCTACCTTTATAGCAGCCTCCATAGTTATCGGGTGAATGTATTTAGACAATTTTATAATTTCTTTGTGAGTAATCTCCTTCCCAGGATAAAGCATGTAATGTAGCTGGTGCTGGGTGTGAGGATTTAAGTACTATTTCTACGTTATCTGTTCTTTCATAGACAGGTACTGTTTGAATATTCTCTGGTAAGTAAGGTGCATCATCTATCAAATACTCATTTAAAGTAGTAGACTCATAAGTATCGCTGAAGTCTGTTTTATCCTTCCTCATTAAAGTAGTTTCATATAGTCCTGATTTACCTAGATTTAATTTTACTCTATGTAAAGTTAGATAAGAATTGATATTAGATCTAGCTTTTTCACCACTTAATTGTGTGTAATATATTGTAGGAAAATGAACTGAGTACTCATATAGATATCCTGCATATAGTTTACTACTATTTGACCAATCGCCAGGTACAGTAAAACTAGTTCCAGTAATAGTACATTCAGCATATCTACCTATTCTAGTAGCATTTGGATCAATATCTATTATAACTAATTTACCATTAGGAGTATCCACATCTGACAACCAAGTATTACTACTGAATGTAGTTACATTACTATTGTTATCAAAGACTCCTCCAGATATACTAATGTAGTTATCTAGATGTACTAAATAATTAGATGTATCAAACTCTACAGTTTCATCTATACTAGGATCACTCTCCTCTTGTACTATATTTATCTTTTGTAAGAAACCATCTGTATCTAATACATAGTAATTCTCATTTATTATGAAATGATATCTTAGTTTTTGATTCAGTTTCCATTTGAACCAAGCTGTTTGAGATTGCTCTTCTCCTATTCTTAAATACTTATAACCATATACAGTATCTGTATTCGTCTTACCTATTAAGACTAGTTGGTTCTCTCTAGAATTAGTTAAAAGATCTAAAGTTTTAGGAAGTAATGTAGGTACTAATTTAGTTACATCAGATACTATAGGTTCTCCTTCTCTAGCAGTATTAGCCATCTCATTAAATCTACTATGTTTACTAGAGTTATCTATATAACCAATAGTAGTACCTAATGAAATAGGAGGTATAATAGTATTATAATTATAAGTAGATATAGTTTTTAACTTAGCTGTATCTGGATTCAATACTGTATCATCTGAAGACAACAAGAACTGTTGGTTAGAACTGAATAGAATTAAACCAGTATTAATTTCTATACCATCGAAGAGATCAGAAGAGAAAGTAGAACTACATGCTATATCTATAGCATCTATAGCACTAACTGTTAAAGCTGTTTCAGTAAAGAAGTCAGGTTTACCTAGGGTACCAGGTTTACATAAGATAACATTCTCACCAGATAATAAAGCTAATCTATTACGGAAGAATAGAACTTTATTTATCTTTTTATCTTGACCATAAACTGGAGGATTAGCAGAATTTTTTTCGCCACAAAATGAGGGCATTGGATTAGTTACATCATCACCTACTGTTCTATCAGCATATGTAAAAGCTTTAACTAAGAATTGACCATCCTCTTGTCTTTGTAAAACATGAGGCATTGTTGTATTATCTAAACCTAATACTATACCAGGTTTAGCACACTCAATCCAAGATCCTGTACCACTACCATTATCACCTTCAAACTTAAGATAGTAGTCATCTTCATCGGACATCCTAGCATTAGATACTTTAACGATGTACCCATCTCTACATTGATTAGGTAAGTTAGTAACATCATTAACAGAATCTTGCATTACTCTCATTAAATCAGCATCTGTTCCTTCTACAACAAAAGCATTATCACATGATAGATATAATCCATTACCTATAACTTCTACATTTAAAGCTTTACTATCTATAGTTATGCCAGATAATTCTGCTTGAATACTACCTAATATAGTATCTAATGTTACTGCTGTATCAGCATCAAATGGTGTAGGTGCAGGTCTAACTAATTTAACATCAGCTTTAAGAGTTGTTACTTCAGAATCTACTACTTGTATGTCATAATCATAATCAGTTTGAGCTTGATCTAAAGTAACAGTAACTTCATCATTTGTTTCCCAACCTTCTCCACCATGAAGTAATTCTACTTCTCTATTATAAGTACATTTGAATGAAGTCGAACTACCTTCTACAGTTGATACTTGTCCTAATGTAGTGATACGAAATATTAAATTCTTTTTGTTTCCACTATTAACACTGAATACCTGTGTACCTATACCAGGACAATTACCAGTTCCAGCATCTTCAGATAGACCATCATCTTTAATTTTTATTCTTGTAGCTCTACTTAAAGTATCATCTCTAGAACCATTAGGAGTAGATATATTTAAACTATATTGTCTACCATTATCTGTTCTTAGTATCTCTACATAAGCTGCATAGTTATGTGGTTTACCTTCAACAATACCTTTAGTTTTTACTGGTATACTTCTATTGTTTAGAAATGTAGTATCATTAATAGTTAGTGCTTGTATATCTTCTGTTTGAACTACATTATTTTCAACACTAGCTTTTAAGTAGGTACTTATAGAAGCATGGTCAGGTTGCCCTGCATCATAGTCAGTATTATCTGTATGATAATATACTTTTTTCTCATCTCCATCGATACAACTCCATACCCTAACTAATCCATTTGAATCTACTTGACCAATATAAGATCCTTCTGTGTCATCTTTATAGTAATGAAACCAAGAACCACCAGAAGGTACTACTGTAGTATCATATCTATTTGTAGTTAATTTAGTTGTACCTATACGTTTACTCCCAGGTCTTTTATATAACCCTTCAGTTATATCTGGTATAGCATTAACTATATCTTTTACTTGACCTGGGAACTTCTTTAAATCTGGCTGTTCAGACATGCCAGCATAATAGTTAGATATAGTTTGTGTTAGTCCTGACATTATCTTGCTAAAGACCTCCAAGGTTGGTAAGCATTATACACACTATTATCAGGTAGATTAAACATAGTATGATTACCCTGATTACATTCGTACTCCATTATCGAAGCTCTAGCTAAAGCTTCTTGTTGAGCTAGTAACTGAGCTAACTGTGGATTACCTACTAACTGTGTAGCAGCTCTTACAGAAGCTTTGTATATTATATATCTTTTAAATACTTCAGGTAGATCTGCAAAGGATTTTAACCATACTACATCTAAATGTATAGGTTTACCAGAAGTATTATTATCCCATTCATCTGTATGATTTATCTTATCATATAGATAACCTGCTTTCTTTACTACATCGTAGTGCCTGGTTGCCCAACCATCAGTGACATCTAGTTGTAATACATCAGCAGTTATAGCTATCTTATTCTTACCGTCTACAGTTGTAGCAGTAAAAGGAACATGATGTTCTGTGTTAAAGTGCCAACCCTCACTTTGTACATCTACGTTAGCATCTCTTAATAGATTATATATGAACGCTACTTCTGGATTAGTACTGTTTGCAACATTTGTTACAGTAATAGGAGATTGACCAATAGCTCCCAAGATTGCATTTACAGCGGAGAGTTCGGTCTCGGTATCAATTGTCGTGGAAGCCATAAAATTTTGTAAAAAAAAAGGGGAGCCATAAAGACTCCCGTATGAATAATTAATTAGAATGCCTGAGCAACTCCAGTGTTTGGAGCAATACCTGCAATCAATTCCACAGCAGCAGCTGGGTTTAGAGGTGCAGCACCCATAGCTAGTCTACCTAAGATAACATCTCCTTGATAGATAACTGATACGTCACCTGAAGTTACCTGAACCTGAGGTCCGATAGCTTCTACACAACCAACAGCTTCTTTCTGGAAGATAAGTCCACAAGAGTTGTCGAACTTGTTTCCTTCACCGTAGTCGTTAACTGTACGCTGTCCATCAGGAGCACCAGAAGCAGATTCTGCTTGGTTACCCATGTCCTCACTTACGAAGGAACCAGTGTTACCAGGATCAGTTACGCCTGTACCAGTTGCACCAGATCCACCATACTTAGTACCAAACTTACCGAAGAATGGAATGTTCATTGACTTGTAGATTTTGATACCTGCAATCTCAACGATACCTTGACCACTCTGACGTGAAGTACCTTGCTGGTCTCTATTAACTAGACCATTCTCACCAACCTGTTGGATTAGTTCATAGTATTGTCTAGGGTTAAGAACACCTACACGTCCCTCAGTTGAAACTCCTTTCTCATCTAGTGCAGCAGCTGCATCATAGAAGGCGTTTACAAGGTTAGCTGGGACATAAGCATCTGTACCGACACTTCCTGTACCAACTTGAATCTGTGTTCCGCCTGGCTCTAGGAAGCCAGTCTTCTGAATAGGAGAAGCTTGTCTAGCAGCTTTAGTGATAGCTCTGAAGATACGTCTATCATAGTTCTCTGCAAGAGCATAACCAATCTTACGTGAGATCTCTCCACGTAGGTCGTAGTGTGCAAGTGTCTCATCAAGTTCATACACAAATGCTGAACTGATTAAGAGGTCATCGCACTCGATGGTTACTTCTGCTACTGGTGGTGCGCCATCGGTGTTACCTAGTATGTTCTGTCCTGGGACATGGAACTCACTGTTGGTACGACCTGTGAAGATGAACTGTAAGGAGCGTCCGTTCTTCAGTGTGCGCTTAGTGATTAGATCCCTAGCTATTGTGTTACGCTGGAATCCTTTGAATAGCTCTCCACTAAAGAGCTTAAGATATAGGGCTCTTCTGTCTGCTGTTGTAGTAGAATCAGGAGTACCCTTATTAGCCGCAACACCACCCCATGTTAAGGAAGTGTTGTTAGCATTATTTTGATGTGCCATTTATATGGATAAATTTTATATTAACTTTCTCAGCTGAAATTTTTTGATCATTTTTTTGTGGTCTATCCCACCGTCTAGACGGCTAATGGTATCCTCCGTAGAGGGCAAAAGCCAATTAGTCAGAGATCCGACACTGAGGTGTCTCTGACCTATGATAGTTTAAGTGCATACTTTCTACCATAATAAAAAAGGCCAGCAGTCCGAAGACCACTAGCCATAACTCATTAAATCTAAGAGTCACCTAGTAAGGCTTCCTCCAGAGAGTTGTATTCTGTCTCATCCTTTGGAGGATCATGCTCCTCTGGTTTGTTGTGATGAGACTGGGGTGAAAATGAGGTAACAGAAGCTGTCACCTTATTACTTTGATGAGCCATCAATTTACTTTGTAGTTTTGGTGTACTCAACGCCACGATATACGTATGTTACTGTCATGTGTAAAATCCATATACCAAGCCCCGTTCCATGCTTGGGTGTCATGCGTCTCTGATTGAAAGAGATGAACGGACGTTGATTAAACGACTGGCGTTGCTTCTATAGCTGCCAAGTCGAGAGGAAAGTTGTGGGCATTTCTTTCATGCATTACTTCCATACCTAGATTAGCACGGTTCAATACATCTGCCCAAGTAGGGACAACCCTACCACCA